AACAACAAAGTTAGCAGGTCCTCTTCTACCACGCTGAGCAACAACGTTACCAGCAGCTAGAATATCAGCCATAACTCTCTTGATTACAGTGTCTTGGTTTTCAAAACCTGCTCCAGCAATTGGATAGATTTTAAATCCTTTAAGATCCATAGCAGTTTTCATAACACCTTTAGTTGCTAATGGATTATCAGCATCAGGATAAGCATAAGCAGGAGTTCCTGCAGCTGTATCAGTATTAAGAGTTAAGTCCATGTTTAAGTTAATACCTTCAACAGTATTAGCCTTGATGTGGTTTTTCCAACCTAAACCGAATAACCTTGAAAGGATATGCTTGTTAATAGATTGTGAGATCTCATTGATACCGGCATTTTCAACCATAGCAATAACATCAATTCCCCATTGCTTGTTAAGATCTTGAATTTGTTCCTGAGTAACAGAAACTGATACTTGATAAGTTCCAACTTGTACGAACTTAGTAAATACCTGAAGACCTAGAGCTCTAGGATATTCCATTTCACCAACACCACGTTCCATTGGCTCATAAAGAGTTGTTCCAGATACGAAAGTACCTGCCCAGTCATCGCCATCAGTTGGACCAGCACCAGTAAATCCTTGTACTTGATCTTCTAAAGTAGAGATAAGTGAAGGAGAAGTAGCAATAGAACCATCAGTAACACCGGTACCGGCAACTTCAACGTCTCCGTTAAAAATCATACCTAAGTTTTTACCAGCAGTAACTAAACCAGTTCTAAACATACCGAAACCATCGATACGTGATTTTCCAATATAAGTACCAGCAACTGAACCATCAGTTGATGTAAAAGTAATAGCAGCACCTTCTACAATAGTAGATGCATCAACTGGTGTCATATTGATTTTGAATGCATGAGCTGAATCATAAAGTTTGAATGCTGGATCACCACCGCCATTAGCAGTTGTGCCATCATCAGCAGCAGGGTTAGCATTACCTTGATTACTTGCAGGTTGTGCGCCATAAGGCTGCTTACCACCAGCATAAACATAATCTAAATAAGATACAACACCTGTTGGACCTGGCATAGGAACTACATTTACGATATCAAAACCGACTGTTCTTGCTGCCACCTGAAGTGCCATAGGAAGAAGAGCTGGCCATTTGTCTCCAGAACCCTTTGCAGCGTCACCGAATTGTCCAGCAGTTGTAGCCGCTTGTGAAGCAGGCTGCGCGTTACCAACACCAGGAACATTATAAAGAGTCGCATACGGAGTACTAACACCACCCATTGCAGCTTCATTAAGTGCATGGAAGTGAGCGTATTTGGCTACCCAATTTTTACGAGTACCGGGCATACCGACTTCCTCGAGCATTGGAGACCATTTCGCTTGAATTTGAGCTTCATTTAATTGTTTCATTGTTTTTGTTTTATTTTTTATTTTATTTATATTTTACTATAAACGTTTATTTTTAACTTGTTGCACAATCTTATTGATTGTAGCTTTTAGTTTTTGACCTAATCATTTCAATATAAGGATCATATGATTCGGTTACTTTATCGGCTTTTTTAACAGGAGCAACTACGTTCTCATTTAGAACGACTGTTGGAACTGCTTTAAGACCGGACGTTTCCCAAAAATTACCAATTTGGTACTCATTAAGTAATTCATAGAATTCTGCTCTAGCGCTAATAGATTCTCTTACTTGGTCATTTGACTCATCATAAGCTTTTCTATAATCAACAGGAGCTAATTCTAACCACTTAGCTTCAACTTCTTTATCAGAAGCTAATGCAGTTTCCCAAAGTTGTTTGATAGTATCCGCCTCGGTTGTAGGAACCTTAGCTACTCGGTTTGAAACTTTTTGTTTGTCAGATTCGCTTAAATCAGCAAACTTCTTTCTATCGTCAGAACTCAACAGTTGAGTAAATGGATATTGAGTTTTAGTCTCTTCGTCAATAGCTCTTTCTTTTTCCAAGCCCTGAACAATTTTGTCTAATCTCTCATCAAGTTTAGATGATCTAGTTTTAATAGATACGGTTCTATCTATAGTTTTTTCTTCTTTTAATTTACCAACTGGAGACTGATTTAGTTTCATGCCTTGGCTTTTAGTTTTACCTGAAGGTAATCCATCTTTGCCATTAACATTCTCTGTACCAGAACCAATTGTTTTGGTGGTATCTAAAACCATGAATTTCTTTCCACCTTTTCCAACTACGAGTTTTGCTCCGTGGTCTTGCTTAGGTACTTTAGAATTTAATTCTTTTGGCTTTATATTCTTAGGAGCTTTACCAGCAGTTTCGCCTGTGCTCTTACCATCTTTCTCAGCAAATTGCTTAACACCATCGATTCCTTTAACATCGTCTACTGACCATTTTTTATTCTTGTCAATTTTAGTTGCGTCAAGAACATCACCAGTCTTAAGAGTCGCCTCATTAATCTCATGTTTTTCTAGCATTTCGTTGATTTTTAATTTTAATTGAGGGTTCTTTTTAGAAGCTGCAACAACCTCGATATATTCGACTAGTTTTTTAGCTTCCTTTTTACTCATTGCTCTACCAAACATAGTTTCAGTATATTCAGCAGTATTATTTAGATTTTTAGCAATTGAGCCAGTCCATTCGTGAATACCATTGACTGCCTTAGCAGTTTTACCAACCCATTCATTCATGTCATTTATTGCGCTAGCTTTTTCTTCTCCCCATTCGTTGAGACGATTTACAGATTTTGCAATAGTTCCTGTCCATTCATTAACTCCATTTAACATGGTAGCATTATGATCAACAGTTTCGCAGGTAGCATTTGTAACTTCAGCGTTATTTCCTACCCAGTCTTGTGTAGCATTCAAAGTCTTAGCGTTATGATCTACAGTTTCAACTAATTTCTTAGTTAAATTATAGTGCTTATTACTTTTCTTTGCTAGAGTGTCAGCGTAATTTCCAATTTTGTTTACATTTTTAGCAATGTCCTCTTGCCAGTTGATTGCGCTTTCCTGAATTTTTCTTATTTTTTCAATATATCCTTTAATGGTCTTTAACTGACCTTCATCAGCTACAGCTCCACCTGATTCAAGGATCGCATTTTCAACGTTGGCTAGTCTATTGGAAAGTTCTTCTAAAACACCATTAACTTGTGATGTATACTCATTAAGAGTTCCATCGTTACTTTTAACAGTAATTTTCTCCATAATTTCTTCATTTTTTTGAATTAAAGATCTAGCTTCTTCGCGTAATTTCATTGCCGGGAATTTGTCAGTCACGTCAATAATTGAGATGTTTTCACATAAAATACCGACTTCGTCATTGATACTATCCTCTTTTTCTTTCTTAGAGGATTCGTTGAAACTTTCTAAAAGACTTGCAATTCTTTTCAATTTAGGATCAGCGTTAGCACTTTCATTAACTTCATGCAATTGAGCAGATTCAAACCCTGGCTTAGCAACTAAGTCATAAGTATAAATTTGCTGAATTTGAACCGTTTTATCTTCGTTAACAGAACCAGCGGCTCTTGAAGATATAGAAAGTGGAACACCTGCTTCTAATAAAGATTTAGCAATTTGTCCCTTAGGGGTGCCATCGAGAATTTCAATACGTCCAAGGATTTGTCTTTTTCCTTGATCATACCATAGTTCAGAGATTTTGTGAGAAACATTACCAAGGGAAACTTCAAATCTTTCTGGGTGATCTAACTCACCAAGAAGGTTTCCATTGTTAATATCTTTCTGTAAATACTCTAAATGAGGTAGGTATTCCCTTTCCTCATAGACACGACCGTTTCGGTTTTCAATACCAAACTCGGCGAAAACACCTTCAAGGACGGTTCTACCATCCTTGCTAATCTTTTTGAGATTCTGTGAAGATCTCTCTAAGATAAGTACAGTTTTTTCGCTCATAAGTATTACTTTTTTTTAATTTAATTTACTTTTTACTATTTTAATTTTTTCTCCAATTTTCTTTAATCTTTCATCTGTGTCCTTTGTTAAACCAGTATTCCATGCTTTTTTACCATACATAGAATTTTTATTACCAGTTCTAGTTTTTGCATAACTACTTATTTTTTCTTTTGTTTCATTAGATAAAGATATACCTTTACGAGGGGAAGGTTTCCCTAGTTTTGCTTTCCTCATCTTTTCTTTTGTTTCTGTTGAAAATTTTTTACCAAAATTGGGATTTTTTTCTCCAGATAATGATTGCTTAATTTTATTTTTTGCTTCTATACTATGATTTGAACCATGCATATGAAATCCTATTTTTTCATTAGGTAAAAATCTATTATATCCATTTGGACTTAATGTATTAAATTTGATTATATAATATGTTTCTCTTTCTAGTAAATTTTCAACAGTTTTAAAATTTTCTTCTAAAATTTCTTTTTCAAATTTAGCTAAACCATGTTTAGATATATCTGAATTTAAGTATTTACTCGAACCCATATATGTATCATCGCAAACATTACCATAACATTTTCTACTTCCAATATATTGTTTACCTGAAATTAAATTAGTTATTAAGTAAACATACATTGTATTGCTCATAAGTATTACTTTTGTTTTATATATTATAGCTACTACGTATAAAGAGAAGTAGATAATGCATAAATTATACTTACGAAATTTGAAAATTGAGAAAAAAATAGCCGCTAAAAGTATTAGCAGCTATTCACTTAGAAAAGTATTTAATGTTATTTGAATGTTAACTTAGATATTAAGTTGTAGATGAGCCAGTTTATTATTGTTCCATCCGTCAACTTTAGCGATGAAATAATCACCAAATTGGTCTACACATGGGATCCCGCTAGCGGTATGTCCAAACACTTGATTGATATCCGGGTATGGATCATCAAGTATTTCTAGATAATCTGCCCATAGCGGACTTGGCTCTCCCCACCCACCTCTCATAGAACCAACTTTCCATAGATCTTGATCACCTTTCATGAAATTTAGAATCTCATGAAGGAAATACTTAGTATGGTCACCTTCTACTAATTTATATAGCTTATCCTCTGGATCAGTCAATCTTGGAAGAATAGTCTTAGTCCAAAACTTATAAGTAAGACCCGCATGAGTTGCTAAAGTATACTTTTTAGTTTGAAAATTAGTATAACCCCATGCAACATCGAATAAATCAATATTGTCTTGGAAAATTTTCTTATACTCTTGCCACATTTGCCAGTTAAAACCACTAATAGCGTTACGATCATAAATATAAGCCCAATCATGATTTCCTAGAAGAAGTGTGACTTGATCAGGATGTTGAATCTTAAGACCAATGATAGCTTCAAGGTTATGCTTAATGAGAACAGGACGCACATTAAAACTGTCCACGTAATCTCCTACGAAAACTACATGCTTAAATTTCAGAAAAGCATCATTGACAATTTCGATCCAGTCGTCTCGTCCGTGAATGTCTCCAATAAATACTATACTTGTATTCCTTACTTTCATTTTAATCCTTCTCTTATTCTATCTTCCATTGTTTCATCATCTGGTGTTAAACCATTCGAACCCGAAACCGTATTACCAATAATCCTGGCAAGATTTGCTAAATTCTTATGTTTAAATGCCATTGATTGAGCAAAATCATTCTTATCTTCATCTGCGAATTTCTTAAAGCCTTTTTGCCCTGCCTCATGACTTTTATAAAAATCATATGCAATATCTCTAGCTCTAGTTCTTTCCTCAGTTAATAATTTTATAACTTCTTCTTTAGTATATGTTTCTTTTGACATAGTAATTAGATTTACATTATAAGTATAATATAACCAAAAGTTTTGGGATTAAAAAATCTAGGGGTACTTTATTTAGCTAAATTAATATTTTTATATTTAGCTTCGTATGTTACTTCTCTTCCAAACCAACTAGGAGCATCAAAGAAATCCGCTTCTCCGGGAGTATCAAATTCTACTTCAACTGTAATAAAATCCCAATCTTGATAAAGATCTACCTCAGCTGTGAGACCTATTGGTAATTCAACATAATATCTTTTCTTTTCTACTTTTGATTTGCAAAGTTTCATTCCTTCTTTGAATTGTTCCTTTGAAATTTCATATCGTAGTTCTTGTCTACTCATATGCCCCTTACTTTTTATTTCGAGCATAAATATAATATTATTGACTGACCTATACCTTATTTGATATTGATCATCCATAGTATTTAAGTAACCCTGGATGGTTTTTTGAGCAGGGAGGCCTTGAATTACTTCAAGAGCTCGAAAGGTATTCACTAACCATTTTCTTTCTATTTCCATTATAACATTACTTTATCTTGCTTTTTAAGAATTATAATTACAGGACCGTGTTTTCCACTATAATCATTTGATCCAGTAGAACATGATTGACAAATAGAATGTACATATTCCCATCCTTCTCCAAACCATTCATTTAGTTCATCACTAGTTTCTTCCTCTAATGCGTAGTTCCCACCACTTATAAAAATCGATTTATATTTCATAATTGTACTAGTTCGTGATAAATAACAGCTATTGTACAACCTCTTTCTCCATTTTCAATTTTAACATCATCCACTGATATAGAATCTTTATTTCTATCAATCCATTCATTGACTGCAACCGAAACTTCCCATGGATAACTCCGAGCAAATATTTTTGCTAAATTCATATAGATATATTTTTAATTGATATAATATAACCAAAATAGAAGATAAGAGTAAATAACTAAGGTTAAAGTTTTGTTAAATTGAGGGATAACCAGTTTCAACCTCTCTATCTTGGATGGCTTTTAAACGGCCAACAAATTTCATTCTAATAGCTGGATCAATTCTATCAACCCAAAGCATGCCATCCAAATGATCATATTCATGTTGAATAACTCTAGATTTTAGTCCTTTATACTTTTCAGCATGAAATCTCCAGTTTTCATCAAAATATGTGATTTCGATTTCATTCTCTCTTATTATAGGTGCTTCTATTGATGGAAGACTTAAACATCCTTCAGTGAATGTTAACATATCTCCACATTTTTCTTCTATAGTTGGATTAATGAAAACTCCTTTCCATTCTTGATCAGGTAGATCAATAACAAATATTCTTAAAGATTTCCCAATTTGGGGACCTGCAAGACCGGCACCATCTGCATTATACATAGTGTCCCATAAATTTTTAACAATGGATTTAACATTAGATCCTTGTTGAATTGGTTCAGCCCTTTGTCTTAAAATTTTATTTCCGTAAAGAACTACTGGTTTAATCATTTCTTTTTAGATCTTAAATTTTTAGTGTATTCTTCAGCTTCCACCCTGGATGTGAAATCTCCCTTTAATAGTTTTTTTCTCCCCGCAAATACTCCAATTTTTCCTGAATCACTCATAGATGAAATAGAAGTAGTCTTTCCATCTCTACCTTTTTTTTCATGACTTTTAGATTCCAACATTACTCTTAATGTGTAACCATTTGATAGCCCTAATACTTTTCCTAATTTTGATTTTTTGTTCATTTTAATTTTCTTCTTTAATGCCTGCCTCGACATATTTGATTTTTATTTTATATTTAGTTGGACAATAATCCTCCACTTGTACCGCCACAATCTGTGGGTTAACACCTCCTACTATTTTAATCGTTCTCTTTGTATCTTTATTCATCACTTTCAGAAATTTTACGTTAGGATTTTTATTTTATTTATCCCTATATTTCTAAAAATTCGGGTCCGTTATTTGAATATCATAGTCGGTAAAATTATCAAATTTCTCACCATCCATTTTACTTCTATGCGCTATATTTTCATCAGTCCATCCTCGGGTGTCTCTAAGCCTCTCTTGTCTTACCATTCGAGGTGGGTTGAGATACATTACAAAACATTTTTTCCTATCCTCATGAGTGATCTCTGACACTCCCTGGGTTTCCATAATGAACACATCACAATCTGCCCATTCTCCTTTTCCAGTTCCATACTTATACTCTCCATGCTGTGCCCATTCATAGAACGCATCATATTTCATCATAAGTTGAAAATCTTTCTCAGGAAGAAAATTATAATCTACTCCATTTACTTCTCCTTCTCTAATAGGTCTTGTTGTATATGAAACGTCAAGTTTAAAACCTTGACCTCCAAATTTCTTTTTTAAATAGTCTTTTCCAGATGCTGCCGCACCAACTAAAATTATTCTTTTGTTCATATATAAATCTTTAATATTGATACTCTTTACTAAATTTATTGCATTTTGATGACCTTCAACTGCATCACCCCAGCTTGCATATCTTTCTTGATACAGATCATGTTCTCCACCAAATATCATAGTTTCAAATAAAATAGGAGGTCCAAAGGAATTATAAGAATGATCTAATCCTAAAAATACTGTAGAAATAAAAATTTCTTCGATATGATCTTGTTTTACAATTTTATTTTGCCCCCATGATGACGGGGATTCATCCAGATCCTTCACAGGTTCTGGTGTCTTTCCATCTTTCCCTAATTTGTAATAATCTGTTAACATATATTGTCCATCATTCATTTTAGTACGGGAGGAGGGGATTGAACCCACGTGTTACCAACTACCCTTTCGACTGGATATAAGCCAGAGGGGATACACCCGCTTAAAATAAATCCCAACTATGTTTTGTATAATCAGTATGATCAAAAACAACAACATTAGTTGGAGCCCATATAATTTCATTTTCATATGAGATTCTTCCAACTCTTATAACAATGACATCATTTTCACATCCATAATTATAATTGGGGTTTAGCTGCTTTAAAGTTATGATATCAAGTCTTGACGGTCCTTCATTAAAGGGAATTGCAATAAAAGTAGTTTCTGTTCTGCCTTTTGCGTTAACACCCCCTATCTCTAGATTTCCATTTTCATCAATTCTTAACTTTTTAACTTCCATTTCGCTCTTCCTTTATACCACCCATCAGGTATTTCTTCACTTTCTTTAATTCTTCTGCAATTTTCTCCGTTTGTTATCCAAGTTCTATTAGATACAGCTTCACTAATTTTCTTACTATACATCATTCTAAATTCTGTATCTTCTTTTATTCTTTTATGGAGATTAGTTCCTCCTTTTGATAAGGTTTTAAAAATTTTCTCCCGAAATTCTAAATCAGTTTTTAATCTTTTAGCATATGCTCTTCCACCCTTAGAAGATCTATTCTGTTGTTGTTCATCAGAAATTTTTCCTCCGTTTCCTCCTACCATTAAATTCATACATAATGGATCTTGTAATAATTCTTCATTTACTAAAATAGTTTCTCTTTCTGATAATTCCTTCCTCGTTTTAAAGAATTCTGTTTTTTCACAAATATGTTTTTCTACGCCATACTTATTTATAGAATGTCGTAAATGTTTTCCACTTCCCATATACCCATCATCTAAATGATCAGTGGAATGCATTCCATTATAATATTTACCAGTCTCTTTACAAGTTGTCTTGTAAATGTAGTGATATTTTCTCCTTTGAGCTCTTCTCATATAATTTATATGAAGAAAAGGCACAAAGTTTCACAGCGGAGAGAAGAGTACTCGAAACTCAGTCCCGAAGGACCGTCACGCTTTCCAAGCGGACACGACACCCTGATCGCTTTACTCTCCATTAATATTCTGAATCACAATAACCTTCATCTTCCCATGTTGTTTTCTTCCCTAACTCTTCAGCAACTGCCCTAGCCACTCCATTAATACTATGGCCACCAAATGATTCATACCATTGACTTTTTGAGTTCATAATAATTCCATTTCCACCACTAGTTAGCATAATAGAATCTCCTGAGTAATCAACATCCATGTAATCTAAAAATTTTTTACAATGGTCTAATTGTTCTTCTGACATTTTTTCCATAATACTACCCTTCAAATAATTCTTTTAGCAATTCAAAATCTGCTTGTCTAATATACGCTACATCAACATCAGAATATATTCTTACTAATTTTACTTTTTCATTATCTAATTCTACTTCATACTCATTTCCTTCAGAAAGTTGTTCGTCGTATGAATTAAATATTTCATCTACTTTATCATCTGTCATA